TCCGGTATAATCTCCGTAGAAAGGAGGTGTTTGCCATGACCGATATTGAAGCATTGAAGGAATCCGTTTCAGAAAAACTCTATGCCCAAGAACCTCTTGCTCAGGCTATATTGTCATATCTGAACAATTCAGACCCTGCTGCCCATCAAGCAATACTAAATCGCTTTGATGAAATCGTATCTGCACGTATTGATTGCCTCATTCAAGAAGCCCTCGAAAACGAAGCATATACTGAAAAATGCAGGAAGTGATTTATCTTCGGAATATATGGAGTGGAGTTCCTGCCTCCGTGTACACCCTAATGAGCCAAGGTGTACACTCCGCAATTACTGTTTTCCCAAGATTGAGATGTACAAAATCATCATCCCAATACTCCACTCCATCAATTCTGATTCCTCTGCGAGTTACTCGCTGCCTTGAAAACACTGTTTCCATTTGAAAGAGCTTCACACGCTTCACTCTCATCAGCCAATCGCTCTCATCCTCGGTACACAAACCGTAATACTCATCCGTTCTGGTAAAGTGATATTCCACTCCATAAAAGTGTTTGATCGCCATCTGGTAAACTTCCCACTGTGCCTGACACCATGCCAGTGTTCTCAATACTTCCTTATCCTCTCTATTTCTGCTCAGTGCATCATCCCATGCGGTAATTGTGCTTTCCAGTTCCCCTCCGAACTCCGTTTTTAAAAACTGCTCTTTATTCATTTTCATACGCTCCTCCTTAAATGGCTTTTAAAAACTCTTTAAAATCATCCACATCTCCATCCAGTTCCTCAATAATAGGAATGATGTATTTGTTTCCGGACTGCTTTCCGTGTGTTGCTTCGCTAATTCTTGCGTGTGGGATGCCCATCTGCCTTGCCAGCTCGTTCTGGGAGATCTCTTTCTCCACCAACCGTATCTTTACCCACCGTCTGAATTCAGCGAGATTCCTTACTTTGTTATTTTTCAACTTCCACTCGCCCTCCTTTAGCGTTATTCGTTATATTCTTCTGTACCAGTGTTACAAAATAACCTATTCAGTTATCGAATTTCGTGATATAATCTATCTTGTATTATTGGTACAACCCTATTATAAATTTGGTATTCCGAATTGTCAATGGGTTTTCCGAATTTTATAGTGAATGGAGTACGTTTTTATGGAGATAAACGAGAGAATATTCTTTTTATTAGATAAACAAGGGAAAACTGCAAAAGAACTGGGAGATTTCATAAAAGTCAATCCAAGTAGCATAAGCGGCTGGAAGAACGAAGGCAGTTTTCCTTCTTCCAAATATATAATTGGGATTTCCGAATTTTTCAACGTATCTATCGAATATCTTTTTACCGGACATGAAGCAAATTCTTTGCTCGACAAGGATCAGCAGGAGCTAGTGGATACATATTGTCAATTAGATAGACGCGGACAACACCGCGTTCATACAATTATCTATGAGGAATTAGACCGTATTGCATCTTCCAATAACTCCAGAAAAAATATCGTATAAAAAGAGCCGGAAACATTTTTTACTTCTATCCAAAATAGTCGGAGGAAATATATGAGTATTGATTATTTTTTACTAAAGAGAAAATTAAAGAAAGAACATAGTTACTTATCTATCCAGCAAGAGCTTTCTTGCTACCGCAAAGCTGGTATCGAAGAATACACTTTTCTTAGCAATGGCTGTGATGTGTGCAACTCCCTCAACGGAAAATCCTTTCCCTTGAAAGATGCAAAGGTAGGAATAAATCTACCTCCGATGCATCCTGGTTGCAGATGCACAATCGTTGCAAAAAGTAAGATTGACTTGTTTAAAGAGCGTAACGGAGAAAATCCTTTGCAAAACAATCCTAAGTTTGAAGAATGGAAACAAAAATACCTAAATAATTCAAATTGACCATCATGCAATTGTGTGATATGTTGTAATTGCATTTACCACTATGCTTTAAGGCATAGAAAAAGAGCACTTTCAGACGTTCTGCCACGCTCCTGAAACTGCTCTTTTTTAGTTCCCATTACCGGTTCCCATTAACTGGCTCTTTTAATTGCTTTTAAATTTGCCTTTTTAAACGCACCTTTTAAAACCCTTTTGAAAGCCTAAACCCACGCAAAATCAATACTTTCAAGCACTTTTACAAACTACATTTAAAAGACTTTTAAATGTTTTAAAACCCACACTTTTCACAGCTATTTATCCCGGTATTTCTGCCTTTCAACCCCCACTTTTCCTTTTCAGGTTCCCATTTAGTTCCCATTAGATTTTTAAGGGTATTTCCTGACCTTTAAGCCTAAAAAAACCCCATTTCACGGGATTTCTCGCCATGTAAGGGGCTTTAAGGGGTTTTAAGGGTTCAGAAGTTCCCATTACCCTTGATTTATACGGAAACTCACAGCCGGAAAGGGAGGAAGCAAGCTCCGGCAAAGGTTTCCCGTCGGTCTGGCTTACATCAAAGACCTTGACCGGGCGAAACATGGGGATTTCGATTTCTTTTTCCTCTGTGACGATCTTTCCGTCTTTATCCAGAATCGGAGCCTTGGTATCCGGGTCCAGCTTCTGTTCCTCGATTTTCTTCTTATACGGTGTGGGGGCGATGATGGTAATGCCATGCTCGCCCTTTTTTACATGACGCTCAAACTGGTCTTTCCACTTATTGTATCCGGCTACCAAAGTGGCGTCCGGCTTCTGCATATAGATGAGCATGGTGTTGTTTACCGAATAGCGGTGGAAGCGGGACATAACGGACAGATAGCGCATATACTTTTCACTCTCAAACAGTTCTTTGATGCCCTGCTCGATGCCATCTGTGATTTCCCTTAGCCGCTCTCGGTTGGTGGGTTTGTTCTCAGCCATGATTTTCAATCTCCTTTCCAAGTGTGTGATTTCTGCTGTGTGTTCTGCAATCCATGCCCTTTGTTCTTCTTCACTTTCATACAGAAAAAGGTCCAGCAGGTACTCTACATAGGGTTTCTTCTGGATTGCTTCCACAAAGCGGGGGTGCGGTTCTTCCTCCGGTGTCCTGGGAGAACGGTCGGCCTCCCATTTTTTCAGCAGATAGTAGTAATCGGACAGTACGCGATAACACCGCTGCCGGTCCTCCCGAAACTTTTGTGCCTCGGTTTTCTGCCGGACATATCTCCTGCGGGGAGGGGCCTGACTGTCATAGATCAGGCCAAAGTCCTGTGCCAGTTTCTCCGCCGCTTCTTTTGAGGAGAGGTCAAAGAGCTTTGCGGTAAAGTCGATCACATCCCCATCTTCACCGCAGCCAAAGCAGTGGAACCGCTGGTCTACCTTCATGCTTGGGTTCTTATCATCGTGAAAGGGACAGCAGGCCATGCCATTTCGTTTGACCTCGATCCCATAAAACGCTGCCGCATCTCTGGTGCTGACCGACTGCTTGACTGC